GTTTGACATTCCTAAGTCAAGAGCCACGACAATAGCCAGGACCGAAGCCCTAACAGCTAACAGCATAGGGCAGAAGGCTGGCATGGAGGCGGCTAAGGAAGTCGTACCGGAACTAGTAAAGGTTTGGGTCACTGCTTCCGATTCAAGAGTTAGGGGCAACCCTGGCGGTCTTTACCCTAAAGCAAAAGATAATCACTGGAAACTAGGCGGCGAAGTCCAAGAGATTGATGATCTCTACTCTAATAACCTCGACTATCCGAGAGATCCGAAGGGGGAGGCCTACCAGACCATTAATTGCCGGTGTACTCAAGTAGTGGCATCCAAGAGAGACATAACTAGCGACGATATAGAATCATTCAGAAACTAAATTATCGACCATGGAAGGGCGAACCAATGACTATTAAGAAAACATTTGAATTCTCAGTAAATAAAGATGCAACCTGTAAAGCTGTCGAGATTGAGGGCTTTGCAAACAAGGCGACGGCTGACCGTATCGGCGACCTAATAGAGCCTAAAGCCTGGGACGTTGAGAATTTCAAAAACAACCCAATCATATTTTTCAACCATGATAGAAATATCCCTATCGGCAAGGCCGTTGGCGTCGAAGTTACCGACGAAGGCCTGAAGATCAAGGTAAGACTATCCAAGTCTAAAGAGGCCCCTATTCCTATGATTAGGGATCTTGTAGAGGAAGGGATTCTAAAAACTTTCTCGGTTGGATTTGATGACCATGACTCTAGCTATCTGGACAAAGCTGATGGCCTAACCAAATTCGAAAAGGCCGAGCTATTAGAGACTAGCATTGTCACTCTACCTATGAATCAAGATAGTCTCTTCACTGTTTCCAAAGAAGGCCATGGCTACAATATTAAGCAGTTCACTCCCGACATTTCCCAGTGGAAAAAGAAAAGCTATGACGAGATTAAAAAGGAATGTCTTGAGCTAAGTGGTTCTCTCGTTGCCGCCGCCGTCAATGATTCACTAAAAGACGCTGACCCCGCCATCAAAGAAATCATCATGGAAAAAATGAGCGAAGAGGTTAAAGGTCGAAAACCATGGAGCGACCAAAATATCAAGATTGCATCGGCTCTACTCGATATAGATAGAGAAAGCCTATTAGACCTACGGCGCAAGGAAAACGGGGAAGAAGAAGAGAAGACCGAAGAAGTCACCGAGGAAAAATCTGAAGATGAAAAGACCGAAGAAGCTGCGGTTGAAGAAAAGAACGAAGACGAGGCCAAGGCTGAAGAGAAGGACGAAGAGAAGGACGAAGACGAATCCAAGGACGGTCATGGATTCAACGATTGCGTAGCGGGTAAAATCCCTAAGCTAATCGAAGGCGGTAAGGACAGGGACGAGGCTATAGCTATCGCAATCGAGGCTTGCGGTGATTCCAAGTCATGCGAGATTAAACCAGAAGACTTTGCCCTATTCTTGGCAGTAGCTCAGAAGGCCGAAGAAGGCGAAGAAACTACCGAGAAAGATGCAGGGGACGGCGTAGCAATCTCAACTAGTCCGGCTAATGGCAATATGCCAGAAGGACAACCAGGCTTGGAGCTACAAAAATCTCAGTTAGCTTTATCGGGTGCCATGCTCACAAATCAGAAGGCCGGAAATGATTTGTTGATGCTAATCCTAGATCAACTAAAAATCATGACCGTGAGAGCTGACCAAGTTCAGGAGCCGGAAGAAGAGAAGGCCGTAGAGTCTCAAATTGAGGATACTCAGGCCATTGAGCAATCCGAAGGGGAGAAGGCGGCCTTGGCAGCTATCACCAAAAATTTGGAGCAACTATCGGCTCTCAACAAAAGATTAGACAAGATACTCTAAAATTCCCATTCCTACAGATCTAAAAACCCGGTTGTCATTCGATGGCCGGGTTTTTTTATTCACTTGCATAAACAAAAATTCCCATTTCAAGATTATTTTATAAGTAATTTTGGAGCAAGGAAGCTCCTCGAACGTCCAAGGAGGGGCAACAATAATGGACCTTAAAGAATTAGCGGCTAAGATCAGTGTAGACACTGAAAGCCTAAACAAGAAGATTGAGGCCATCGCCTCTAAGCAAAAAGAAATCGAAGTAGAAGAGAAATCTTACTTGGAAAAAATCGCAGGTCAAACCGTGATTACCTCCAAGACTCGATCTAACTCTTATGAGAAGAAACTTCTTTCTTCTTTCCGAGCTAAGAGCTTCCAAGAGCTAATTAGCGTTAACACTGGCCACGCTGCCTTTAGAAATATCGGCGCTTCCGAGAAACAGGCCGTTGCACACTTGAAAGAAGTTTGTGACATTTCTCGGTATATTGCCCAGATTTATTACGGTGGACGTAAAGACGCTGGCAACTTCCTTGATGGACGTGTTGCCCGTGTTGAAGAGATGCTAGAATCAAACTATGCAAAAGAGCATCTTGTTCCTTTGATTAAAGCTTTTGATTCCAGTGTTTCCGGTACAGGTGGTGCTTGGGTGCCAACTATCATCTCTAGTTCTTTCCAGGCAGAGTATGAGCTTGATTTTACTTTGGCGGCTCGACAGCAGACAATGCCAATGCCTTCTAACCCTTTCCAACTCCCAGTCCAAAGCGGTGTCACTACTGCCCGGATCATCGGAGAAGGCGCAACTATCACCGATTCCAATTTCGCTACTAGCGTAATCGAGTGGGACGCGAAAAAGACCGGCGAGTATTATATCATTCCTGCCGAGCTTGACGAAGATTCCGCGCCAGCGATTCTATCCATCGCTAGAAGCGAAGTTACCCGCGCTCAGATCCGAGCTAGAGAGCAAGTTTTGCTTAACGGTGATGACACAGCTACTCATATGGATGCCGATACAGCGGCAGCCGGCGCAGACGTTGCTCAGAAACTAGCTAAAGGCTATCGCCGATTGGCTCTCGACAACTCAGCTACTATTAACTTTGGCGGCCCAGTTACAACCGTTGGTCTTGACGCGATGAAAGTCACAATGGGCAAACTCGGCGTTAATATCCGAGAGCTTACTTATGTCTTTGGTCCTACTGGATACGGCCAAGCTGTTTCTCTTGAAGAAGTTAGTTCTGTCGATCAGATCGGAGCACTAGCCACTTTGGTCACTGGCTCACTTGCTGCCTTCCGAGGAATCCCGATCATAGTTTCCGAATTTGTTCGTGAAGACCTTAACGCTACCGGCGTTGAAGACGGTACCACAACAGACAAGACCGTTGTCTACCTAGTGAATAGTGCTCGATTCTGGCTTGGAATCAGACGTCCAATCATGACTAAGATTGCTGTTTCAGATCCCGAAGAGGATACAATGAAACTCGCATCCTACTCACGTTGGGACTTTAAAGGTCACGCTCAATCCGCTACAGAAACTAGCGCAGTTCTAGGATTCAATGTCTCAATCTAATTGAGATACCATGAATTAGGGTAGAGGGGGTTAACTCCTCTACCCTTTTTTTAGGGGTAAATTATGGCAGATAGATTTTTAAGGTTAAAGCTATTTCAAACTAGTGCAGCTTTTTCTTTAGAGGCTAGAGCTATAGGTGTCGGCAATAGGCAAGTAGTTATCGAGGGCAATAGCCTTATATCAACTCTGTTCATTAGCCAGATGGACGTAGGCGCAACGGTTACTGTAAATTTCTGGGAGTTCACAACAGGCGGTCAACTCGGCGAACGACGCGATATAGCGAGTCATAAAATATCTGCCGCTATACCTACCGAGCCCGAAATCATAGTAGCCTCTCCATTCCATGGAAACGTAGAAATAGAGTATATCGTAACAGGCGGCAACGTAACATTTTCGATCATGCTTACCTGTGTATCTGCTTTTGCTTCCAGGATCGACGATAACTTAACCGATGACGGCGGATCTTTTGACCCAGACGAAAACCAGGCATTGCCCGTTGCCACTTATGACTGGACTAACGACACTCTACACTTTCTACGTGGTCGTGAGGGCAAAGCGATGACCCTAGATCCTGGATCTACGGGGCTTCTTCAATACCAGTTTCACCTAGACTCAGGTGGATCAATAGACGATTTGATGATTAACGATCAGGGCGAAATCTTAGTCAATGACTACGGAAGCCTACTTGTAGGGGGATAAAATATGCCAGGACCATCTCATAGCTCACAGACTGATGCCGAAGGGCTCCATAGGCCAAAGGGCTTTGATGCCGCTAGTAATGATACGGCTCTGATTAAAGATATTGCCGGTAACCTAGTATATAGAGATCTTGATTTGCTTGGCGGCACTGGGCCAGTAGGCCCCGCCGGTCCAAGCCTATCGGCCTGGGTAACAGCTACCGATTACATAGTTGGAAACACACTATACTCTGACGTTGTTGATTCGACAGAAAACAGAATATATCGCTGCATAGTAAGCCATACTAGTGGTGCATCTCTTCTTCTCGATATCGCCAACTGGACCGAATTGAGTGAGGAGTTCTTGGCGGCTAGAACATCTATGTCTACTGGCCTACTGACAGGCTGTGTTCTTAGTATAAATGCCGGTGATTCTACTAAATTTGATATGACTGCCGGGACCGGAACACATGTGGACCATACCACTACTCCAGGCTTAACAATCGAAACACCCGTAACGATAAATGCTATCATCGCTGGAACGCCGGATAATATTGCAACAGAAACAATAACCTTTATCTGTTTCGATATTTCTGGAACATTGATTGATACCAACGTAGAGTCTACTCCAACCGATAGAAGGAATTTGATAGTAGTCGGTGCTGTATCTCACCCAGATAATATCAATATCACTAGTACTTTTGAGAATCCAAATATACCTACGGACGCCGCTAATCAGGCCCAAGACTTGATGCAGGCTATAGGCTTCTTTAGCACTAGCGGTAATCAGATTACTGGTAACGTCGGTACTATGACTATCAATAAGGGGGCGGGAGCTGGTTTTGATAGATCGCGAAACTATGCCGCTAACCCTAAAGATCCGCATAACTTTCCAATGGCAGACCTTCCAACAGCTACTCTATTTCAAATACTTCGAGATGGGGTTCCATTTGCGATAAGCTCAATTATTGATCCTACTCAGTATGACAATGCTGGGGTATTGACTACTATACCATCGAATAATAACGCAACTATCAGCTATATTTATGTCTTCCCTGGAAACCAGTTGGTGTATCTATTAGGGCAAGAAGTGTTCGCTACTCTTTCAATTGCAATCGCTGCTGCTGGCACTGAGACTACGGTTCTTCCAGCCGATATTGCTGACGGCGGACTTCTGCTAGCTAGAATTATAAGTCGTAAGGTTGCCGTAGATATAACGGACCTTAATGATTCTCAAATAATTGCTAGTACAGCGATAAGTTCTGGTGGTGGAACAGTAACCACCCTACAGCAGGGATACGAGGCAGGGTCTGAGCCTGAGATAATAGTCAACGCCACCAGAGGTGCCGTATCTGTCCGAGACAATATTGTTCCAATTGCAGCCCCCTTAACTGAAGTTCAAAACAGTGCTGGAACCAGAACATACTGGAGTACATCTGCTGATGCTTGCCGAACGCAAACACAAGCATATTCAGAAACAGATGTCCTTTCTGATACCGCTACCA